ATAATAAAATAGAAGACAGAATGGCTCTTAGAACAAGTGAAGAGTCAGGTAACTATATTGCTAAAAGGTTTGCTATTAGTTTTGATACTAATGATTCAGACGAAAGTGTATTAGACTTTGATATTTCGCCTGGTGTTGCATATGTAGATGGATATAGAGCTGTTATCAACTCTCCAGTTAGAATTGGAGTAAGTAAACCTAGAACAACTCAGACAGAAAATAATGAAGTAACAGCCGCTGCGTATGGCCAATATGTTATAGTATCTGCTAATAAAGGCTTACCTAATATTGCATCATTCCAAGAAGTTACACTATTTCCGAATACTGCTGGTACTGGTACTGCTATCGGTACAGCACGTGTAAGAGCTGTAGAGGAAGACGGATCGAACTATAGAGTATATCTGTTTGATGTACAAATTGCTTCTGGTAAAAATAAAAGAAATACAAAATCAATTGGTACTGGTTCTACAGACTATATGACACTAGTGCTTGAAAATAGTCTTGCAGCATTTAAAGATGAAGCATCAACAAGTCTATTATTTCCAGTTCCTGGGGATAGACCAAAGACTATTACAGATATTAGTCTTACAGTACAAAGATATAGAACAGCAAACATAAGTAGTGGATCTGCTACTATTACAGTAACCAATACAGGGGAAACTTTTGCTGACACTAGTGATTGGATTGCAGCACATGCTGACTCTGATATTGATGTTATCTTTACAGCATCTGGTGCTGGTACTGCTGCATCTAACTTAACTGGCCAACAAGATGGTACTTATGAGATCCTTACTTATGTAAATAAGAGTGCAGGGTCTGTTAGAACCAAAACACTTACAGAAGTAACAGAAACAATCACACCGGATGGCTCTGGTAATCTAAACTTTACAAAGGCTGATGTAAGTAGCATCACTAGAATTACTCTTGCTGACTCAGATGGTGCTGACTTAACAACGTTATACGATTTAGATAATGGTCAACGTGACTTTGCATATCTAAACGGTAGAATGGTTAAGAAAGCTGGAGCTGCTACACCAGGATCTGATGTGTTTGTAAGATATAAGCACTTTGTCCATGGTACATCTGGAGATTTCTTTGCGGTTAACTCTTATACAGGTCAAGTTGACTATGAAAACATTCCGTCATACACACAAGCAAATGGCACTGAAGTATCTCTAAGAAATGTATTAGACTTCCGTTCAAGTGTTAACAGCTCAGGTAACTTTGGTTCAGGTGCTAGAATTAATGAGATGCCTAAGAATACAGGTCTTATCACATTTGATGCAGAATATTACCTTGGTAAAAAGGTTCGTGTGACGATTGATAAAAATAGTTTTATTGATACTATTAGTGGTGCAGCTAGTGTTAATCCTCAATTACCACCAGCTCCAAATAACTCGCTGGATTTATTCCATATTGATATGAATCCATATACAGTTAGTGATACAGATATCACTTCAACTACTATTAAAGCTAAAAACTTTACTATGAGAGACATTGGTAAACTAGAAGAAAGAATTGATAATGTTGAAGAGGCTACATCACTAAGCCTTCTTGAATTAGATACATCATCATTTGCTGTTCTTGATGCTAGCGGCAATAATAGAACACAGTCTGGTTTCTTTGTGGATAACTTTGCTGATCAAGCTAGGTCATATATGTCTGCAGATTATAATGCAGCTATTGATCCAGAAGCTAGGATTATGCGACCATGGTTTGAAGAAAATAACCTTAGACTAATTTATGACTCTGATCAATCTAGTAACACAATTCTTAAAGGTGATAGTGTATACCTAAAACATGATAATACAAATTATGTTGATCAACCTCTCGCAACAGAAGCAATGAATATTAACCCATTTGCTGTTATTCTAAATGAAGGGTTTATTGATCTCTCACCATCATCAGATGAGTGGACTGCTGTTGATAGATTACCAGATCGTGTGGAAGATGGTGGAACAAGACTTGTTAATAATGGTGCATTACTATGGAATACATGGAGATGGAACTGGATAGGAAGAAATGATACACCAAGGGCAAATCTAACAGCCAGAGATACAGCAAGAAATAATATATTAGCAGTCAACAGAGTTGTTGCTTCAGAAACAGTACGAGAGTTTGTTAATGATCGTGTGTTAGATGTTGCATTTATTCCGTTTATGCGATCTAAGAAAGTTTTCTTCCGTGCACAAGGTCTTAAACCTAGCACTCAAGTGTATGCTTTCTTTAATAACAAACCAGTTGCTGATTGGGTAAGATCAGAAACATTTACTAGATTTGCTACTACTACTGATGATTTTGGTAATAGACATAATAGAGCAACTGAACATCCTGATGGTAAGTCAACACTTACAACAGGAACTGATGGTTCTATTGAAGGTTCATTCTTTATACCTAATACCGATGCAATTAAGTTTAGAACTGGTACACGTGAGTTTAAATTACTTGATATTAGTGTACCTAATGATGAGAATGCAACATCAATTGCAAAAGAACCTTTTGCATCAACAGGTGTATTAGAGACTAGACAAGCAACATTTACAACAACTAGAGTGCTAACTATAGCAGCTCCACCTCCACCTGTTCAACCACGTAGACGTAGACGACGTAGTTCACGAGACTTTGCTATTGAAAGAAATCCTCAGCTTGATCCAAGGAATCAACGTCGTAGAGATCCTTTGGCTCAGACATTCTTTATTGATGAAAATGATGGTGCATTTATAACTAGAGTTGGTGTTAGATTCCAAACTAAAGATACAACAGTTCCAGTAATGTTGCAAATTAGATCAACCGTAAATGGTGTTCCATCAGCAGATGAAGTTATACCTAATGGAGTTAAGGTTCTTTCACCTTCTGATGTAAACATATCAGCTGACGCAAGTGCAGTAACTTACTTTGAGTTTGATGAGCCAGTTTACTTGAATGGTAACATGGAATATTCTATTGTTCTACTTGCTGATTCTATAGACTATAATGTGTATGTAGCCAAAGCTGGTGATCTAATGCTTAACTCTACAGAACTAAGAGTTGCTAAACAACCTACACTAGGTTCATTGTTTAAATCTCAGAATAGTAGAACATGGACACCAGATCAAGAAAGAGATTTAACATTTACTATTGATCGTGCTAACTTTACTGTAGAAAGTGGATATGTTACATTAAACAATGCACCAATCCCACCAATCTTATTGGCAAGTAATCCATTAGATTCTACAAATTCAAGTGCTACAGTTAAGGTTCTTGCATTTGGTCATGGCCTTGTAGTAGGTGACTCAGTAACAATTGCAGGAGCTGCAACATTCGGTGGAATAGCTGCATCTAATATTAATGGTACAAGAGCAGTCACTAAAGTAGATGGTACAGGCTTCGAGTTTGTTGCAGGTAATTCAGATACTGCAAATCAAGCTGTAGCTGGTGGTGGTGATAATATTACTGTCACGAGAAATATTATGATGGATACAGTAGTACCATATGTTGAAACACTTTCTCCAGCACAGACTTTAATTTCGCACTCAGCTAAGTTTACATCAGGTAAATCATTTGCTGGATCTGAAACTGCATATTCTGTAGATGGTAGTTATCAAAGCATATCAAATAGAGATAATAATACCTTTGCAAACCCTAGGTTAATTGCTTCAAGTGAGAATGAAACGGCTTCCTTATCAGGTAGTAAATCATTAACATATAAAATTGATGTGTCTACATCTACTGATATAGTAGCACCAGTAGTTGATCTTCAACGTGCTTCTGTAACAGCCGTAAGAAATTTAGTTGATCAACAAGTTGCAAGTGGTACTGGTGGTAATATTCCACTAGAGTATGTTGCTGAAACAAATCCAACCGGTGGTTCACATCTATCTAAACATATTACCTCACCTGTGGTTCTTGATGAGTCAGCTGTTGGGTTAAAGATTATGATTGGTGCAAACAGACCATCTGCAGCAAGCTTTGATGTTTACTATAGAACAAATGCTTCAGATACAGCAGCTGCAGGTAACTTACTTGATTCAACTTGGGTACTAGCTACACTTGAAACTGAAATTCCTTCTGATCAAAATATTAATGTATTCAGAGAGTACAGATATTTGGTAGGTGGTGATGGCGGAACCATGGATGCTTTCTCACAATTCCAAGTTAAGATAGTATTAAAATCAACTAATACTTCAACTCCTCCAGTTATACAAGACCTAAGAATAATTGCTCTGAGTGTATAATGTTAAAGGTTGATGGACATTCTAATCTAGTGAGGGACCCAAAATCGGGTGCCATAATTAATATAAATAGAAGTGAAATAGAAGCAGCTCGTGAGAGAAAAAGATTACGATCTGCAAAAGCAGACGAAGAAAAACAACTGAAGGAAGATGTAAGTTTATTAAAAAATGAAATGAGTGAAATCAAACATCTCCTCGGTAAACTTGTAGAGAAAATATAAATGGCCAGAACAACAGTCAATCTAACAGATACAGTAGCCGTCTTTAAAGATAAAGTAAATGAGATTTCCTATAAGGTAGGTGATCTTGATCTTATGTCTACATCAGGGACTGACAGTGATATAGTTCAGGCTATTAATTCACTAGACTCAGATATAGGTGGGATTGCTAATCTTACAACAACAAATAAGTCTAGTGTTAAAGCAGCTATTAATGAGATAGATGCTGAGATTGGTAGTGCGGCTTTAACAACTAGTGCATCTACACTTAGAGGCGCAATCAACGAACACGAAACACAAATTAATAGCCTTGATAGTGATTTAGGTACAAGAACATCTTTAACTACAGATGCTGATCAAAACTTAGTAGTTGCTATTAATGAAGTTGATGCTAATGCTTCAAGTGCACTATCAGCTTCCACATCTAATACAAATAAACTAGGTACAATTACATCTGGTGTTATGGGTACGACAGCAAGTACAGTAGGTCCTGCTATCGGTGAAATCCATGGACAATTAGATAGTGCTCAGACAGTGGTGGGTCCTCTCGGCGATCTACTCACAGTAGCTAAAAATAGTATTGTTGGAGCTATTAACGAAACTTACCTACAAGGTATTGACTCTGATACCATTATGGAAATATTCTCTGCAGCAAATAGTGGTACAGGATTTGGTTCTCTTGCATATGGTAACAATGGAGTTTACACATATAGCAAAGTAACCAATGCTAATATCAGAAGTGCTATTTCAGCAGGCGAAGGTATAAACATTTCAAGTGGAGTTATTTCAGGCGAAGATGCTACAATTTCTAATAAAGGTATTGCAGAATTTGACTCAGATGGCTTCACAGTTACAAGCGGAAGAGTTTTTCTAAAATCAGGAGCTATTGGAGCTGGACAGATTTCTGCAGGTTCTATTGGAACAACACAACTAGCAAATCTTGCTGTTACTACTGCTAAGATTGCAGCCAGTGGTGTCACTACTGCTAAGATTAATAACTCTGCCGTTACAACCGACAAGATCAACAATACTGCAGTTACTACTGCTAAAGTTGCAGATGATGCTATTACATATGCTAAACTACAAAACTTAGTTACAGCAGATAGAGTGTTAGGTGCAACAACCGCAGGTATTATAGGTGAAACTCAGGTAGTAACAGACATGATTGAAGCTGATGCTGTTGATGGAACCAAGATTGCAGATGATGCTGTCGGTTCAGAACACATCAAAGATAATGCAGTAGGTGAAACTGAAATTGCTAGTAATGCAGTTACTGCCGCAAAGATTGCTTCTGGTGCTGTTGGCAATACCGAACTTGCAGCTGATGCTGTTGATGGAACCAAGATTGCAGATAATGCAGTTGCAATAGAACATCTTGCAGATGATGCTGTTTCTTCAGATGAACTAAAAGATGTTGTTACATTTGTGGTATATAGTAGTGATGGTACAGCTCTGAAGACACTATATGGTGCAGGAAGTTAATTAAATGGCGGTTAGAACACCTCTTACACTCGATGGGTCTAATAACCTTAAAGAGATGACAACAGCTCAGATAAATGCTGTTAAGGATAGGGTTAGATACCTATACGGAGAAAACCCCTCAGTAATTCTATCAAGACAAAACAGTGGAGGTAACCTTGGTGGTCTTAGTGATACCAGAAAGCAAGCTGGCGCTTCTACAACCGATGTAACAAACTTTCACACTGAAGCAGAAACACCTAATATATCCACAGTGACAGTAGAATATAGTTGCGTCCATCAGGGATTTGCCACTGTTGGTTATCCAGCAGATACAAATAATGTTGCCTTTCCAATCTATCAGACAAGTGGTAATATTAGAGCCATGACTAGGCAAGATGTGGAAGATACATTTATCAGACCAGCTTTTAATACAATGACAGGTGCTGCAGGGCAACCAGGAACATATTACATTCATACCAGTTCAACCCTGTCAGGATATACAGCAATATCAAATGATGCAATATATATTGATAGTAGGGCAAATGTTGGAGCATATACTGCTGGTGGTATTGGCGAACAACAAGACCAGCCAACTAATATTCAGGGTTATTATCTATTAAAAGCTAATAATATTTCTGCACCTAGTATGGTGCAGATGCTGTTTATCCGTAATGCAGATGCAAACATTGAGCAATACACTCAAGCTGAGATGGATGCTTGGCTAACCCAATCTATTCAAGCCGAAGCAAGATCACATCTAAGTTATAACTTCAACGGTAGTGGAATAAACCTTGGGTCTGGTATGACAGATACTATCCTTAATGGATCCGGTAATTACCAAACACGCTATGTAGGTCTTGATGACTACCGAACACAAGAATTTCCTAACGGTTCAGCCGTTGTAGCTGCAACCCACAGACTTAAAATGGAGACTACAACATAATGACTATACATAACCTAGAAATACACACAGCTCATTTTGTTAACAATGAACGCACAGAGATAGAAGTGCTATTTCTTTCTGATAAATCTACTGATGATAATATAGTTATGATTCCTTATATTATTGAAGCTAAAGAAGGTGATGCTGATTATGAATGGTTAATTAGTAAGATGGATATTGACAAAATTCATGAGAACACATTTAATAAGTTTCGCAGAGAAAATGAAGAGTTTCGTGAAACTATTATTGCCACTGGTAAAGAGATGGGTCTTATCTTTGATAACAATGGTGTGAACAGTAATCTATATGAAGCACTTGTAGATACTTTGTTTGAGCCATTCGTCGAAGAAGACATGAAAGAAAAATTATTTGTAATGAAACTTAAACTCTTTGAGGTAGAGGCTATTAAGTCTAGTAAAGATAGAGAACTAAAGGCTAAACTAAGAAAGTCAAAAGACTTCTTATCAGCTATTAAGTATGCAACAATGATTGCACTACCCGAAGAATAGATCAAATTTCTTATGAACAAAATGTAAGAAGTGTGCAGCTGCAGTCATGTTCTGTTCATTGTGATCTAGTATAAAATTCCAAGGCATTCCAATATTAGTAAATGGTACGTTGTATTTCTCTATTATATAAGAGAATATAACCTCGTTGTTTAACACCCAATTCTTAGAGATTGGTTCTGGATAAAGATTATCTTCCAACGAATCATTAAATGTACATACAGCTTCTACTGATCTCTCAGCAAAATTAAGATTACGAACACAGTCTGCATTCATTACAATAACGGCTGTATTGATACAACTCTGAGTACCATTTATATCATGTAAGAGTAACATGGCTTTTTTATTATGAGCCTTTGTATACATATCCATGGAATTCCATTCAAAGTTATCATTAAACCTTTCACGTAATTGCTCATTATCAATATCTGCAACTTCTATATCAAAGGCACATACTTTGTTTAGATCAAATCTTTCAAAGATGTTTACTGTAGTATTAGGTATCACATCAAAGTCGATATACATTATCTCGTCATATTCATTACGCAGCTTTTCGAACATATTAAGTTTCTCAAACTGTACATCAATATAATCTGTTGAATACGGTTTAAACAGTTTGTAGTCAGCACCAACAGCTGTGGCATAGTCTCTATGTTTTTGCTCGATATGATATGCATATTTCCTAAACTGTTCTCTTTTAAATATGGGAACAGATTCGTGATCAGCAAGATCATTTCTATATAAGCTGAATATTATTCTTTTCACACCATTGCCTTACATAGTCAAAGTCTTTACTCACACAGTGAATAAACTTTGCATTCTTTGTTATATAACTCCATTTATCCATAAAGAAGTGCCACTGTTCTCCTAAGACTTGATACTCGACTTCATTCATATAAGTCTTATATCCCCATATAGTTTCGTTATCATATCCAAACATATAACTTATAGACTCAGGATAGAAATCTGGATCTGATATCATATTAGACATTAGACCTAATGTCTCTTCAAAGTTATCAAAGTATCCTAGCTTATCTAAGTGTTCTTTTCTTGCACCTACTATTGCTGTATTAAATACATCTGGTTCATCTACCCACATTCCACTTTCACCAAGCATACATCTACTGTTCCACATCTTAGCCATAGGTGATCTTACATGGTGTGTATAGTTATGAGTCTGTAGTTTGTTTATAGGTTGCTGACCTGTGGCAGTACCAGTCATAAGAGCAACACCTTTTGATAAGTCTATTTCTTCAAAGAAGTTAAGGTCAGTCACAGGTATCACATCTATATCTAAATATAATACCTCATCATATGTTTCAGATAAATTGTGTAATAGTTTTATCTTCCAAAAATTAACTATATTATAATATGATACATCTGGATAGTTATCATTAAACCATTTAGCATATTCATCAAACTCTTTATCTTTTACAAAATGTTTATAGTCGACACCAATTGATTCAGCATATCTTTGTTGACTTGCTAGTAACCATTCATAGTTATCAGCGAACTTGTCCTTAGACTCATGATGCGATACAAGTTTTTCTTTAGGTATATCTATGTAGAAACTGTATATAACCCTACGCATATCCTATCACCATAAATCTTTTATACCCATTTGGCATATCTAAAGAACCTTTATATAATATTTCTTTGAGACCAGTATTCTCAACTAGCTCATCTTCACTATTCACACAGTTGATATGATCTGGTACATGGAACATATTATTACTTTGTACAGCAAAGAGACAGTTGTCTTTATATTCTTTCTTTGCTAGTATAGTATGTAATGGTGGCATATGTTCAGATGATGTGTTAATAACCAAGTCAGTATCAATATCTGTTTTATGTTTATCTAATACATCTGCACAATGAGTATCTAATACATGAAGATATTTAAGGTGAGAATTTAATAACCTGCAATAGTGTAGAGCGTTATCATCTATGTCGAGATTAGTTATTCTATTGACTGAGTATAAATCATTTACAAGCATAGAGGATATAGGGTGAGCAAACCATCCACCCCATAACTGAACTTTGTTTATACTAAGCTGATGATGTTCTTTAACATTTTCTATTAACCATTGCTTAGATGCAACTTGATTAGGCGACATACTGTCTAAGAAATGTTTAGTATCACCACCTGAATACTCACACTCCCATAGAGCTTCCCAAACTCTTGTATCAATACCCGTAAAGTTATCTTTACCATTCCAGTAATGTTCCATACCTTTATAGCCATAGTCATCTAACAGATACTTGCCATCTTTCTTATCACGTCTCCAACCATTAAATATACATACTGTATAATCTGGCATACCATAGTATCCCTTAAAGTCACCATATGTGTAACAGTTATCTTTATCAACACCAAACAGCCTGGAGTATATTAGCTTTTCTGAAAATGTGTTTATATCTTTTATCTCATGATACAAGAAGCCGTCTATGCCATTATATGCCCAAGTATAGTGATCAATGTCTTCTTTAAACTTATTCCATATATGAGATAGATCGCCACTCCAAACCATAACTGAAGAGTTATAATTCATATCATTACCTTTTAGCTCATAGTCTTTCCAAAAGGCTTTTACCATACAGAGCTTGCTAGGTCTTATACTATCAATAATAGGCTGTAGATTGTTTTGTATAACGACATCAAGATCAAAGAACATATGTTGATCTGGTTCTTGGTCGAATAGAGTTAGTTTCCACCACCAGTTTTCTAAACCTAAAGAAGTATCTAAAGGTTTTATTTGTATATCTTCATGTATGTTATCTGAGTTTTCTGTATGACAAACAAATGTAAATGGTATGTCTATGTTATTAGATACCATTGTATATAATCTATTCACGTGTTCGTGACTAAACTTGTTACCCCATTTTACGCATGATATAATCATTAATTACTAATATATCCATTTCAGTTCTATTAAAGGTATCTATAGCTTCCTCTGGAGTCTCTACAATAGGCTCTTGACAATTAAAGCTAGTGTTAAGTAACATCGGCACTCCAGTAATCTTATAAAACTCATTGATTAGATCATAAAACTTCTCATTCTGTTCTCTGTTCACTGTCTGAATACGAGATGTATTATCAACGTGAGTCACACCAGGAATCTTATTAGACTTTACTTTTACTATTCGAGACATATAAGGGCTTGGTGATTTAGTATCAAAGTAATCTTGATAATGTTCTTCAAGTACAGATGGAGCGAAGGGTCTGAAGTCTTCACGTTGTTTTATTGTGTGATTGATAATACTTTTTATTTTAGGATTTCTAGGATCTGCAAGAATACTTCTATTACCTAATGCTCTGTGTCCACTCTCAGACTTACCTTGGAACCAACCAATGATCTTGCCATCAGCAATAGCTTGAGCAACTTCTTTTATATCTACTTTCTCATCACCAATAAATTCATACTCTTTACCTGCATACACATCTGGTATATGAATATTGTTATTAAGAGTATAGTCAGCATGCATATATGTTCCAAGTGCTTGGCCTTCATCACCAGGAGCAGGTGGAACAAAAACATTCTTCCATTCTTCTGTTAGTAATTCATTCATATATCCATTATATGCTACACCACCTGTGACGCACAAGTTGTCGCTAGTCTTATATTTCTTTACAGCATCCATAATTCTTTCTTGAGTTGCTTGCTGTAAAGTATATGCTATATGTCTTGGATTTTCTTGCTGAACAATTTTCCATAATTGATACCAAATTTTCTTATCTTTTCTATCTTCCATACTCCAAAACTCATCTAACAGCATATAAAGTTTCATAAGTATTTTACGTGACTTGCCATAACCTACCAATCCCATAACTTTACTTGCGCCAAGAGTGCCAAAGCCTAATTCTTTTGAAAAATAATCCCACAGTTCACCTATAGATAAGTTTAAGTCATGAGGTGTGCCATTCTTATCAAAGAACACTGTATTGTATTTGTACCCTCGACCATCTATAGCTAATATGTCTGACTCATCAAAACCGGAATTTAAGTATGCATAAGCTGCATGTGATTGATGGTGATCTATGTAATAGATGTTTCCATCTTTCTTATAGTCCCAAAGGTTATTAGGCTTCCAATCCATAAATTCTGTTTTTAATTCAAGATCAGGCATTTGAGTAACACCGCCTATGGTTGTTGTATAAGCAAATATATTATCGTCTTCTATGTTCCAATACTCGTTATAAAATTCTTGACCTGAAGTATTATCTTGTCTATTCATTTTATCTACTGTAGTATGATGAGGATATGCATCATAGTGCCAAGGTATATTATGCTTACGACGAGTATATCTTTCCCTTTGGTTATGCCAAGTTCCATCATATGTATTATGATCGTGAGGACCAAATGCTGCACTAAAGATTTTCATGTATAAATTCCATAATTAATCTGTGTCCTATTTTATTAGGGTGACCATCATGAGGTCCAATTACATAATCCTGGGGAACATCTTTAGCGCTTTTAAAGAATGAGCTATCAGGATTATCGTTAGCAAGTTTATGAAACTCACGCCATTGTTGATGAACTGTATGATCTCCAACAACAAAACCACCGGCTTCATTATAGATAGGCCATCCTATAAAATTACTCTTATCTATATGAAAGAACTGTGGCGATTCATTAATATATTTTATACAGTCCAATCTAGTTTCTTCATATGCATCTGAATGATATTCGGATATATAATCCATAAATAGAGAAATCATTTGAAACTGCTTATATGGTAAATTATGAGTCTCACATAGCATCTGTAAGTTGTAAAAGTTTCTTATACTTTTTCTTATAAAGTGGTATAATTCTCCTCGTGGGCTTACTCGAGTGTTATGCCATGTTCTAGGCAATTTTCTACTAGAGTGATGCATAACAAGTTCATAGTCCATTCTCTCTGATTTAGACCAAGCAGCAACAACCATTCCTATATTTTCTGGATTGTTTTTGCATACATAGTCTTGTATAGAGGAATATATCTGCTCGTTGCCTGCTCCTGATTGAGCTAAACACACTAGATCCATATCTAGTTTTTCAGCTAATAGAATAGGCCATGTTACAATGTCTGTTCCATCATAAGAGTTACAGCGCTGATCAGAAAAACTATCACCGCCTACTAACAAGGTCTTTCTCATAATACAGCTCCAGCTTCCATTATTCTCAGTATTTGTTCTTGAGGTCTTTTATCTATGTATTCAGTACAGCCTATACAATACTTCTCAAAGCCAAATAGTTCAAAATTCATCATCTTTTGTAGGTTCTCGTATGTTACATCAAACTGTTTAGAACCTTTGATTACTTTCTTACTGCAGTGTCTTATCTTTTGTATCTCAAAGTCTATCACTGGTACCTTCGGAAAGGCAGCACACATACGTCTATCAAATTCTGGTGCTTGTGTTGTTTCAGTCCAATCTGGAGACCTTGAATTAAACTCTTTAAGTAAAGTGTTCTTATGATCTATCTCAGATAAGTCATGGTTATCTCTATGAGCAAAGTATCCTGGTGTCTTTATAACAAGATTATAATTGTTCATATCATTCTCAGCAAAGAATGGAAAGTTGCCTAGCTTCTCTATCTTATCTTCATGGAAATCTAATACCAGATGCTCAACATAATAGATGTTAGGATCTTCCAAAACATATGGATGAAACTTTCTTACAAGAGAATTAGAAAGCACAGATAGTTTTATGTTGTCGTACTCTTTAATCTTAGTAATAACTTCTTTAAGGTTCTTGATTAGCCCTGGCTCGCCACCAAGTAAATTAACATTAACCTTATGCCCATCAAAGCCATCAAGTGTTCTAGTGAGAAACTCCATATCAACATGAAGGTTACGCATCTGTAAAGTCCAAGCAGTGCAATAGTGACAAGACTTATTACAAGACTTAGACAAATAGAAGTCAACACCAAGGTAACCCTGTTCTCTTATTTGTTGTATGTTAGGTATCATGTTTCTTTTATATAACTTTCTTTACCATCATCATTATAAAAGGTTTCTCTTTTATGTTGTGGCGAATTTCTTTTCTTACATACTAAATGGCATATTGTAAACCCTTTACCATTTTTTAGATTTTCTTGAAACTCAAGCCATTCGTCTGTTAATAGAATTTCTTCTATCGAGTCGTAGTCGTAAATATAACTAGCTAATAGTAATTTTATATAATCAGGGTCTTTTCTATTAACTTGATTGTCTAACCAACAACAAGGTATGAGTTCGCCTCTATTAGTAATAGCAAATGCTTCTTGTCTTCCATCAAGACATTTTGGATCTAGTTCATCCATCATGTAAACTCAAGCTATGTTCCTTTGATGGTCTATACTCATCATTCTCTCCTAGCCATCGTGACGAGTTTACAATCATAAATTGTACTTCTGCTTTTTTAGCCATTTCATATGCTTCTTGTATATGATCTTCATTATATTTAAATACTATGTATTGCCATACAGGAATTTGTTTTAGATATTGTTTGGCTTCGACCATTATATCAAACAGTTTTTCTCCATCTTGGTTTATTCTATATTTATGACTCTCGTTAGGAAGCCCGTCTATTCCAAACCACCAACGAGCATTAGGATTGGCTTGAAAGGCCTTTGGATACCACTTTCTAGGTTTAGCTGCAGTAGCATGATGTACAGATACAGTATTATTATTTTTATATAACAGTTCTAAAAACTCAGTGAATTTAGGATGATGAACAGGATCAGATACTTGCCCACAAAAGTTAATATGTGTAAAGTGTTCAACTATTTTACTAAATTCTTTTATACTCATATCATGACCTGGCACTTTAAGACCTTTGGACGTAAACGATGTAGCACGTTGGCATCTAGGACATTCAAGAGGGCATCGATGAGTGATATCAAGATTAACAGCTTGTCGCTGTAACATAGTTAAGATAGCATTAGAATTGTATTGCATATTTTATCTATTTCTTCATCAGTTAGCCAAGCATGTATAGGCAAAGACATAACAGTATCAGAAGCTATGCGAGAATTTGTGCAGTTATCTTTTCTATGGTGCTCTGTTATATATAATGAATTTTCGGATAAAGGCTTTTCATAGTGAATACTTGCATTAAGACCAATTGACTTTAATCCATCTTTAACTCTTTTACGTTGTTCTTTATCTTCAAATCTTATAACAAACTTATGAAAGTTGTGTTCTAGTGCCACTGGAATATTCTGGCATATAACATCATACTTTAATTCTTTGGTATAAATGGCAGCTATCTGATTACGCTTCTCTTGCCACTTAGGCATCTGAGTTAATCTATACTGTATAATATCTGCATTGGTGATAAACATCTTTGAGTTATAACCTAGTTCAGCAAAGTCTTTATCTTTACCATGGCGTCTTACTCTTTTTACATAGTCGGCATGTTCTTTGTTATCAGTCATAAACATACCACCGCCAGATATACCAGCAACAACTTTATTACCATTGAAACTATATGATGAACATTCTCCGATAGTACCTGCTTTACGTCCACCAAGTGATGAGCCAAGAGACTGAGCAGAGTCCTCTATGAATCTAATACCATTATTGATACACCAATGTTCTATCTCTTTTGTATCAGACATACTACCATAAAGATGAGTGTAGATTAGTGCCTTAGTTTTATTAGTCGTCATACGTTTAATGCTATCGAGTGATATATGATAGCTATGTAGACCTATATCACAAAACACTGGAGTTGCACCTACCATAGAAATGCAAGATGATGTAGAGATCCATGAGAAGTCAGAAACAAGAACCTCATCACCAGGTCCTATTCCCCATAAAGAAAATCTAAGAGCATCTGTAGCATTAGCCACAGCTACACAATATGATCGTCCCGTGTATGAAGCAATTGCTGATTCTAAACCTTCGGTACTACCTTCAACTTCTTTGACCATTGCTTGATCAAAAAGTATATGATACATCTCTCTATTTTCTTGGTACTCTCTGTCCCAACCATTATATGATATTTTCATATGCCCTCACTATCGGTTCTATATTTGGAGTTTTTGGTTCCCTATTCCAATAAACAGAACCACCATCTTGTATTGACTTATCTCTCAAATATATTATCTTTTTATTATAATACTTACACTCCATAAAAATTCTAGGAGCTGGATCAAAGGTAGATTTGGTATAAACATATGTACCAAACTTTCCTAGTAAGTTATTTATAGGTACAAATACATTGTTTAGTTTAGGATTAATATAGTCATCGTTATATGTTATAATACCATGATCGTCATAATCTTTAATTACCTTCTCAATATCTTTATAGTATTCTCTATTCGTACCTAAAAACAAATATTCAAAGTCTTTATCGTCTATAGGATCTTTATATAATGAGAAGTTAATTGTTTTCTCAAAGTGTGTACCAACTCCATTAGGATATACTTCAGTATCACACAGATCCACTATTTGTTTTGTTTTAAAATAATCTAATGCTGGTTTATAATTTTCTGTATCGTTCTCAGAATATACCGATATCAGTTTATTCTTAAACAGTTCATGTAAAAGTAGTAACTGATCCATATTGTAGTTGGCTTGTTCTTTATAGGGTATTGATACCATACTACGACCAAGAGTCATAGAAACATCATCTGGTTCTGGCCAGTAATCGTCGTTTACTACATTCTCAACATACTTATATTTCTTATCTAATGATTTTATGTAGTCTTTGTGCTGATACTTACCTCTAGGTATAATAACTACACGTGCTGGTACACCGTTAGCATTAAGCTGACAGCAGTATTCATAGCTATAATGCAATAAGCCATCAACTGGCTTGCTTGTAACAACAATGTTGATCACGTCTCAAATGCCCATTTCTTTTCATTACACCAGAAACATTTACCACAACCTTTGGTAAAATATTCTGTATCTCTTTCGCTACCCACACATGATGACGTAAAAGGATATAATTTATCCATTAAGTTATGGAACTTATATACTCCAGCCACAAACTTCTTATCTACATTTACATAGGGTTGATACAGCTGATTATAAAACCATGGAGAAACAGTTCTATCATCCCTGCGCCGTTCTGCCACATTATAAAAATTGTATTTGTGTTGTTCTTCTACAGGTGGATTTGCAGTCATACCTGTAAGTATCCAATGATCTGGATATTGTTTACGGAGCCTTTCTGTATTCTTTCTAAGCATTAGTATTTTAACAAGACCGGAGAGTTTAGGACATCTATCTATTTTTGTACCATCTGGTAAAGTTATCTTTTCTTCCTCACGCTTTGATGCAGCATATTCTCTCCATTCTGGATCCATAATATCAAATGTATATACATCATGGTCTCTTATATTTACAGTAGGAAATGTTTCTCTCATATACTGCAATATATCTTTAGCGCATTCATAATCCATAGGAGCTGTAACATCTTGTCCTGTATATGGCACTATCTCTGTATCAGGAAAATGGAAACATATAAGATAGAATAGCGAAGCTGAGTCTAATCCACCAGACAAAGATAGTAAAACTTTATCAGGGCATTTGAAATCTATTGTTTGATCACCGTATGTTATTTTCATCATTTAGCCTTACAAAATTCTTTACATATTTCTGGTGAATTTTCTGGATCTTTAAATAAGTCTTTATAAAAATTCTGCCATTCATCAGAGTTAATAACAGCTTTTACTTGTTCAACTGATTCAAGGTTATCCACATGAAACTTTTCTTGAAAGAAACCTAGCAGTTCAAACTCTTTACGAGAATTTCTAGTGTCACATTCGCAGCAAGGTAAAAAGTATCCTCTGCTTGTAAACATAAGTTGTTTTGCAAATTCAAGTCGTAAGCAATCTGGAGCTATCTTTGTCATAATTATTTTTTTAATCTTTTAGTTTTAGGGTCTATGTCTGACATATTAATATGAAACATTCCATTTGTGATTGTTCGTCTTTTAGCTATATATTCTTCTGATGGTTTTAGATGGTTGGTTAATGGCCACCATCTAGTGGAGTGTATTAAATCAAAATTCATGCCGTAATTTTTTGCCATCTGCATACAGTGATCAATATCATTTTCATTATAATTAAAAACAATATACTGCCAAGTTATCTCGCAGCCCATTGATCTTCCTAACTTCATCATCTCCCACACATGAACACCATCTTGATTTACTCTATACTTATGAGACTCTTCAGGCACACCATCTAAAGCAAATATCCATTCAGTACCTACACGTCTTGTTTTAAATCCTTTGTTTGAATGTTTATTTGTTAATGAGAATGCTTTCTTCCACCAGTCTTCAGTCATTCCACTGCCATTAGTAGCCACTTCTAAACACTTATTATTGTCGTTTAGATATTCTATAGTGTCTAAAAAATCTGGGTGATAAATTGGATCGGAGTGATTACCACAAAATACAAATTCATAACCAGCTTCTAATATAGGTTTATAATTGTCTAACCTATAAACATTAGCTCCTTTTAATACTGTAGGGTTGAATGTGCGCGCACAACCTGGACACTTCAATCTACAAGTTATACCCGCTTCAAAGTTAATACCTTGATTTATAATCCAATCAGCTGTAGGGTTAGTCTGAAACATTATAATATTCTTCTAGTTCAGGAAAGACATCAAATAACTCCATCTCCCATTTGGTACCTCTATATGCTTCATCGCCTTTCATTAAATAGTTGCATATTTCTTTAAAGTTTGCATCATCCTCTTCAGGTAATTCTAAGGCCTTTACTACATCTGCATATTTTGGATTATCTTTATAATATGGTATTAGTTTATCTTTTAATGGTTTAGGTAGATTATTTATTCTAAGCTGTTTTGGATCCTTTATTAACCAGTGGCTGTTATCTCTTATGTGAGGATTGTTCTTAGTGTATTCATCTATCTCATGAAACCGTAGTATGCCTGGAACCGATAGTGTAGAGTTTAGATTTATTACAACATTATCATATTTTGAACACGCTTCTATATTATCTTCAATTTCTTGAAATAATGATCTGCGTCTAATATAATCATTATATTTACCTACGGCATCAATAGAAACTGTTATAAGAACTTTTTTAAAATGTGTAATATAATTTAAAAAATTGTGTTTACCATTCTTTAACTTGGTTAGATTTGTTTGATACTTTATTATAATGTTTTTAGATTCGCCGGATTGCACTAATCTATCCAATACAGAATAGTATTGCTTCATAACAAGAGGCTCACCTCCAATGATTTTTAATGTCTTTACATATGGAGCTAATTCAATCATTTGATTAATAACTACATTATCATCTACCTTATCTAAGTTAGCAGTCATTGATAATTTCTTAGAGCGATCCATATCATACCAAACAGTATCATTCCATACACCTTTATCGTATGCCATTTTCTGTCTAGTCGTAGAGCTAAAGTGATGGCACATATAACAATCTAGGTTACATTTAGATCCAAAAACTCTAAGCTGTAGTTCTAATATTCTTTCATCAAAATCATAACCAGCAACTTGGCTCATCTTAACAGATCGAGTTATTATATCCCAGTAATCTTTTTTTCTTTTTGCTTGAGTTGTAGTATCAAGTCTTCGAGACCAGTCATATCTTTCTTCATCAAACTTACATTTCTGGCAGACTTGGTTTACTAACTTATGATCAGAATTAGGATCAAGCATCTCAGATCGAAGTTGATTCATCTTATCACTCTGCATCCATTCTGTTATAGATGTGTTATCAACACCCATATTCTCGTCAGGCACAGCAAAGTTGCAAGGACCATATTTGCCATTATCATGTGCATAAACCATAGTCCATGGTGATATACAAAAGAAATTATCACTATCCATTATTAACCTATATATAAAGTATATAGTTATATATTAAGGAAATATGATGATTGAGAAAGCAGTCATAGAAATATGTGGTTCATGTAACTATACTTGTACCTTCTGCCCACATTCTTTTGAAGGTGGTAGAGAAAAATCATTTAAAAGAATGATGAACTACCAGATGTTTGTCAATATGTTAGATCAGTTAACAGATACAGAATGTAAAGAGATTTATTTGGAAGGTTCTGGTGAGCCAACCATGAATAAGAAACTGCCTGACTTTGTGAAAGCTGGTACTGATAGAGGATTTAAAATGTCTTTTATCACTAACGGCTTCTGGTTTAAAGATGATCTTATGAAAAGAACCATTGATGCTGGTATGCACTTTGCTCGTATATCTGTTACCGGATATAATCCTCTATTGTATAAAGAACAAATGAGCAAAGATGCTTTCTATGAAGTTAGAGATAATGCAAATGCAGCTATTGAGTATGGCGGTAATATAGGTTCATATCATTTAATCTTAGATAACGATAATGTAAACTATGAGTGTAGTGAATACATATGTAACTGGATTAAACATGTTCCTGGGGTTAAGGCTTCTATATGGAAAATGCATAACTGGTCTGGTCAACTTGATGTCGACTGGAGAGTTGGTAAAAAGAAAAGAAGTTGTGGTAGACCTTTCTCTCCTGATCTGATTGTAAGAGCAGGTGGTAATAATGGTATGACTGGTGCTGTTGTTCCTTGCTGTATGGTTTTAGGTCAAGATAGTAAAGGAGTATTAGGACACTTATCACATCAGACTATTGAGGAAGTATGGTATGGAGATGAATACAATAAACTAAGAAAAGCACATGAGATGCATGAATTTGATTCTATAGATTATTGTAAGAACTGCGATATGCTATATGATGCACCAGAGGCTTTGGTTTGGTCCAACTTTGATGCTGACTATAATACACTCACTGGTTCTTCTTTTACTATGGAACAGTATAGGAAATAATATGAAAACAATTGTTATAGATGACTACCTAGACAAAGGCGTATATGATATGTTGTATAAAATGTATCAAAGCACTAAAGTTGGAGACGATGTAAAGAGAACTATGTTTGATCATGATCCTACTCCTCAGATTGCTGATCTGATAAATGAGTTTACCAATAAAAGAGAATATGACAAACTAGCTAAGTTTATTCATACTGCTGCAACTCCTCCTAATTATCATCATAGAATACACGACGAAGCAGAGTTTAAGATTATGTCTGCCATTGTTTATATCGGACCAGAAAAGGCACCAGGCACTACATTCTATATTGATGGTAAGGAAGACACGATTGAATGGAAACCTAACAGACTGATGGTCTTTTGTGGTGAAACTAATGTTACTTGGCATGATTATAAATCAGATGATAATATGAGGTTTACATATAATTATTTCTTAGTTGATCCTACAAAGATTGAGAACGAGACATATAGAAATTATGTTCTATATTAAATTTGATGAAAGAACAGTTCAGGCTCACGCAACTATTATGAGCCAATTCTGCCATGTGTTATGGCGGATTCAAAGTATGTGTGAAGAGGGTCTTATAACAGATAAGGTAACTATAAAGGTGTTTGTACCTGATTGGTTACATAATGGTAGCCATACATTAAATCACCAATATACATTCGAAGAACAGATTAGATGGTTTATGGATAGCTTTGAAGAACCTTCTTGTGGCATAGAATGGATTATGGAGTTTTATCATGAAACCTGTGAAGTAACTTCTCCATGGAATGCACAATGTATTTGGCCATTTAAGAAACAATGGTTAGGTGGCGGTGGATATATCACTCTGCAGAAATATAAGAATCCCAAAGGCGGAAATAATTACAACAGAAATATAGCAGAGCAATCTGGTCAACTAGATATAATAGAAAATATAGAACAGTATTCTGATTATCCAGTTAAGATAGTTGACTATGAAATGCACCCTAGTGAACTAATTGATAATCTTATACATTCTGAGAAACACTACACCTATATGGGCGGCAGTTATTATACTGCAGCACTTATCAACTGTCCTACAATATGTTATGGACATCCTATAGATAATGTTTATCCTGATTCGCTCGAGGGTAAAGGTATGCCAGGTAGTGCATGGGGATCTGTTATGGGTAATGGATTCTCTACAATATGCCAATATGATTTTGATAAAACCTATAACGGGCCTCAGACATATGTTACCCATGCATCATCAGTAAATGAGCTAAAAGGATTTCTATTGGAGTTACCACTACCCTTATAAATACTTACAGTATTATTATAACAGGTTTTGTGGGAATGTAAACCCCTAATTTAACTTTTTTTAGAGTGCAAAATCTTTATAAATAACACTAATAACTCAGTTGATGAATATGGGAAAATATGGCACAGGAAGAAACATTTACTATTGATCAAGGCGCGGATGTTGCCATTCAACTCTATCTGGTTAATACAGACGGCTCACCAAAAAACTTAACTAACCATTTAATAACTGCTAAAATGAAGAAAAATTTTAACAGTGATAGTGCAGATACAACTGAATTTATCTCAGCGGTTATGACTCCACCAACTGATGGGATTATAACTTTAAGTCTTACTAACACGCAAACAGATCAGCTAAAATCAGGCAGATATGTATATGATGTAGAAATGTCATATTCCGACAGTGATTCTAATACTATTATAGAGCGGGTGCTTGAAGGCAGAATTGCAGTTTCACCATCTGTTACAAGGTAGTATCATGGCTTCAAAAGTAGGATTTAGTGGAGTTGTTGGATCAGTAAGAATTGCTGGTTCTACAACACAAATAAAAAAGATAGTAGTAGGTACACCTATTAGACGGGTTGCATCTGGTTCTTTCAACGTAAATAATTTAGGTGGAATTGATACCACCGGAGCCATTACTGGCTCTGTTTTAGTTTATAATGCGGCAACCGGCAAATTTGAAGCCGAGCAAGAATTAGAAAATACTAACTTTAACGGAGGCCAATACTGATGGCATCAATAATACGATTAAAACGCAGTGCTACGTCAGGAAATCCCTCTACGCTAGCCGCCGGCGAAATGGCATACTCATCCTTAGCAGATAACGGTTCCAATGGTGGTGATCGTCTCTACTTTGGTCACGGGACAGAAACTGGCGGAGATGCTGCCAATCATGAAGTCATTGGTGGTAAGTTTTTTACACAGCAATTAGATCATGCTAAAGGTACTCTAACTGCTAACTCTGCATTACTTGTAGATGCAAACAAAAAGATTAACGAATTACTTGTTGACAATCTGACACTTGATGGTAATACCATTAGTGCAAATGATGCGAACGGCGATATCTTTATATCACCAAGTGGTACAGGTCAAGTTGTTATTAACTTTAGTAGAATTGAAGATGTTGCTACTCCGGTAGATTCGGCTGATGCGGCGACTAAGGGCTATGTAGACTCATACAATCAGGCTGCTACTCTAACAGCTAAAGTTGGTAGTGATTCTGATACAATTAATTTGGCTACTGGGTTACTAGAATTTGCCGGTGGTACAGGATTAACTGCTGCACTTACAAATGATAATATTACTTTTAATTTAGACAATACTGCAGTAACAGCTGGATCATATGGTTCTGTTACTCAGATTCCAACATTCACAGTTGATGCTCAAGGTAGATTAACTACAGCTGGACAAGTTGCAATTTCTACAACACTTACAACAGCAGGTGATGCAACATCTGGTTCAGTTGCTCTAAACGGTGGTACATTAACATTTAGTGGTGGTGAAGGAATTGATATTGCTGCATCTGGATCTGGTATCACAGTTGCTGCAGAAGTTGCTACAGATACAAACCTTGGTGTTGCTAGATTTGATGCTACAGACTTCGGTAATAATGCCGGTGCTATTACAGTTGCAACAACAACTCTTGGTTCAACAGGACTAAATCCAGGTACTACAGTTACTGATCTTGCTGGGTTGACACAACTAGATGTTGATAATGTTAGATTAAATGGTAACGTCCTATCTACAACAGACTCTGATAATGCTCTTATGTGGCTTGATCCTGGTAACAACATGGCTGTTGCTGGTAAAGTTATTATCCGTGGTGATCTACAAGTAGACGGTACTCAAACAATCATTAACTCAACAACTATGACTGTTGATGATAAAACTATTGTTCTTGCTGACGGAGCGGCTGACTCAGCTGCTGCTACTGGATCTGGTATTGAAGTATCTACAGCCGGTGCAAACATTCTATGGAATGCTGGTACAGATAACTGGGATTTCAATAGATCAATTAATCTTCCACAAGGTTTAGACTTTAAGATTAATGGCGTTGGCTTTAATGAGCGTGTTGATGATAGATTAAATGATATGATTCAAGTGGGTGAAGGTTTAGACATCGCTTATGATGATACAGCTAACACTTTAACATTCTCAGCTGAGATAGCATCTTCATCTAACTTAGGTGTTGCTAAGTTTAGCACTGACTTCTTTACAGTTGACGGAGCGGGTGAAGTTATCATCCATGAAGTTAATGGTGGAACATACTAAATACATTTGACAATATCTTTCTGGGCTTTTTAGTTCGGTAATAAACTTTTTTAAGGGTCATTATGGCAGTAAAATTAATTCATAAAAAGAGTTCTGTTGCGAACAGGGCTCCGGATAGTTCTGATTTAGAATACGGCGAATTAGCCGTAAACTATTTAGATGGTAACATCTACTATAAAGCTGCCAATAACTCTATTGCTAGATTTCTTGACTCCTCTGGTGTTCAACTTAAAATAAACCAAACCGTTGCAGGAATCACACCTAGTGCCAGAACTGCCATCTCAGTAACCGATAACGGTGGAGATGGTTCCCTTGGTTATAACAATACCTCAGGTGTTATTACATACCAAGGACCTGTAAAAGCAGATGTTCTTGCTCACCTATCGGCTGGAGGAGATTTATCCTTTAACAGCACTACAGGTCAATTCAGTGTAACCACATATAAAGATGCCGATTTTGATACACGTTTAGCTACAAAGTCGACAGCTAATCTTGCCGAAGGTTCTAATCTATACTATACTGGTGCCAGAACTGATAGTGACTTTGATGTAAGACTTGCTATTAAGAGCACGGATAATCTTGCCGAAGGTTCTAATCTATACTATACTAATGCAAGAGCAGATGCTCGAGTAGTTGCAGTTATGGATAGTGATAGGCTAGACTTACTAGCTAAAGATTATGCCACAATAACTGGCACGCAAACTCTTACAAATAAAACTATTACAGCACCTAATATCAGCTCTCCTATATTTAAAGATAGTGCTGGTAACCAATCTACAATGCATATGCATGAGTATTCTGGTATATCATTTAATACAGCAGCATCGTTTGGTGACTCTAATCATACTGTATATCACTTTGGTGGTGACTCATCCAGAGATACTATTGTTTCTATTGGTAAAAACGATCAGTTCAATCATGCGATTGGTATATCTGGTATACAAGGCGCTAATGACTTTGTTATTGGTTATGAAGGTAATACAACAAACTTTAAAATTAAAAGAGATATTGGTGCCAACTACGATCTTTCAACTGGTACTACACTATTCTCTGTTGACTCGACAGGTATTGTTGATATTCCATCAAACATAGCATCTACTAACAAAACAACTGGTGCTTTGGTTGTTGCTGGTGGTCTTGGTGTATCCGGTGATATCCGTGCTTCTGATATTACTACATCTGGTAACGTACAGGCTCAAGGAGTATTTCTTGGTAATCTAACAGGTCAAGTTTCTACATTATCAAATCATAACACTGGTGGTCTTTCAGAAGGTACAAATAAGTATTATACAGCTACAAGAGTTGATAGTGATTTTGATGCTAGATTAGCAACAAAGAACACAGGCAGCCTAACCGAAGGTGGCAATCTTTACTATACTACAGCAAGAGCAGATTCAGATGCAAAGAATGCAATCACTATAACTGATGCTGGTGGTGATGGTTCTCTTAGTTATAATGCTTCTAATGGTACAATTACATATCAAGGACCTGTTGCATCAGACACAAGGGCTCACTTCTCAGGTGGCACTGGTGTTACTATTAGCAGTGGTTCTATTGCTATTGGTCAGGATGTTAGTACATCATCGGTAGTTACTTTTGCTGGCGGATCAACTATCTCTGGTAACCTTAACGTATCTGGCGACCTTGTTGTTGGTGGTGATCAGATTAACAATCAGGTAACTGATCTTAGAGTTACCAATGCAATGATTAAACTTGCCGACTCCAACTCAACAGATGCTGTTGATATTGGTCTTGTTGGTAGATATTCTGATGATGGTGGATCAACTATCAGACGAGCTGGATTTATTAGAGATGCATCTAATGGTGAGTTCTATGCTTTCCAAAATCTTATACAAGATGGGTTAGATTCATCAACAGCTGATCAAACTATTAACGTAGGTCACAGTAGTTTTGAATTAGGTACTTGGAACTTTGGAGCACTTAGAGGTTCATATCTAGGATTTGACTCCGACTTCTCTGCTTTCCAATCAGATTACAAAGTAAAGACAGCTAACTACACTGCGGTAGCAGGAGATAGATTAGCAATTGATACTTCTGGTGGAGCATTTACTGTAACTCTTCCTGCTAGCCCTGCAACAGGTAATACAATTCACTTTATAGATATAGCTAATTGGAATGCAACAAACTACTTAGATGTTGCACGAAATGGGCAGACAATTGAAGGGAATGCAGATAACTTCCGACTTGACCTTGGTCAGAACACCGTCGATTTTATCTTTATAAATAACACATGGAACGTATTTGCGGCTATTGGACAAAGAGGACCAACTGGTCTTCAAGGTACCGCTGGAGTAAATGCAGATTCCGATACACTTAATCAAAATGCGATAGCATACGCAATAGCTTTAGGATAGACAATGGGAAAACAATTAATTCGTGATTATGTATTTACACCTGGAGGTGCCGGAGCCGGTACTATTCAAATACCAGGTGGTTATACTTTGGACCAATTCCTAATCATCACTAATGTAACCGATAATGTGATTATTTACAACTTCGGTGGAGCTGATCATGCCGGCACAACTGCTGTAGTCACTACAGAAAACACTGGCGACGGTGGTAACTGGCCTACAGTTATATCAAGAGACAATGGATATACAACACTTACATTAGCTAAATCTACCTCAGGTATGTCAGCATCAGATATTCTGCAAATCTTTGTAGAAGATCCACAAGGTGATACAACTGTCAGACCTTATGCATTTGGTACAGATGCTATTGAGCGTATGAGAGTATCCTTACCAGAGTCAATGATTGATGCTGACTTTGAGTATGGATTGCAGCCTACTAAATGGGCTGGCTATGGTACTGTTAAAGGATATCCATCTGTTTATCAAAACGAAGGTGTTGATATTGAAACTACAGCCGTAACTACAAATTACAATACAGGTTCTGCTACAAACTCATTAATTGAAGTCACATTTGGATCGGCACATGGCTTGGCTGTCGGAGATGTTGTTAACGTATCAGGGCTAGATGCTGGTGTTGCAGGCTTCTCACGGGGTGATGGTTCATTCCTTGTTGAGACAGTTGTTAATACTACAAGAATTAAATACTATGCACGAGGTATTGTTGGTACATCAAACGGACAATCATTACACACTGAAGAGACACTAACAAGAGGTGGCGGTATTTATGCAGGTGCTTCTATTCCAGTTTCTTCTGCTACATCTAATGGTGCTAACCCAAGTGTAATTACTCTAAACTTTACTAACCCTCACGGGCTTATTCCAGGCACAAACATTCACGTTGAGACTGGTGGCGGTACTAATAGAGACTATTCATCAGGACCTTTCTTTATTAAATCAACTCCATCACTTACATCTCTCACATTTAGTGCTAGATCAGGTGCGGTAGTAAGTAATCCTAGTTCTATAACACTATATGCTCTTTCTAACGCTACTATTCTACATAGACCAGCAGATGGTGGAGTTATTCTACAAACAAAGACACCAACATATGCGGCTTCTGTTGTACGTGTTAGTAAAAGGTATTTTAGGTATCAGTCTGGTAAAGGCTTCCTATTCTCAACTGGTACACTCTTTGCTCCTAACTATGATGTTAGAACTATATCTGCAGCTGGTACTTCTGTTGGATCTCTTATCACAATCGGTACTGATGAGATCGACCACGGACTACAACCTGGTGCTAAAGTTAGATTAGAAGGTATTGAGACATCTGGATATGAAGGAACATATACAGTTGATTCTATCGTAGATGACTATGTATATAAAGTAGCGGCAACTCAAACTCTAGGAGCAACAGATCCAGTACTCAAAAGAGTATGTACGATGTATGTTACTGAGTGGCGTGGTGCAGCTGTTCGTGCAGGTATGTTTGATGACGTTAACGGAATCTTTTATGAGTGGGATGGTAAACAACTATATGCTTGTAGACGTACATCAACTCAACAGATTACTGGTACAATTGGTGTTACTGCTAACGGTAGTGAAGTCACAGGATCTAATACAAGACTTACAGAACAGTGTAAAGCTGGAGATAGAATTTCTATCCGTGGTATGATTCACTTTGTGACTCAAGTTGCTTCTGATACTTCTATGTTTGTGACACCTGACTATCGTGGTATTACAGCCTCTGGTATTAAAGGTAACCTTATTACAGATATTAAAATACCACAGTCACGTTGGAATTTGGATACAATGGATGGCACAGGAACACATAACCCATCTCATCATAACTTAGATGTTAACAAAATGCAGATGGTTGGTTTCCAATACTCATGGTATGGAGCTGGATTCATTGACTTTATGATTCGTGGACCAGATGGTCATTGGACTATGGTTCACAGAATGAAAAACAACAACATTAATAATGAAGCATTTATGCGGTCTGGTAACCTTCCAGTGAGATACTCTATTGAGAATGACTCACCAATTACACACCTAACTCAAACAATCAATGCATCTACTACAACTATTGCAGCTGCTGATCTAGGCGAGTTTGATGATGCTGGTACTATTATGATTGATAATGAAATTATCTCATATACAGGTAGGTCAACAACTTTAGGACCAGGCAACTTTACAGGATGTACAAGATCAGCTACACTTACTCAGTATCAGCAAGGTACTACAAATAACCTTACAGCTGGTGCGGCTGCTACACATAGTAATAAGACAGGTATCATTGAGATTTCAAACACTTGTTCTCCAACACTATCCCACTGGGGATCTGCCCTAGTTATTGATGGAGACTTTGACTTCGACCGTGGTTATATCTTCAACTATTCTAACTCACATAACTCTGGTTTAGACCAAATCGTCACAACTCCTATCACATCCTTTGTGCTTAGACTTGCACCTTCTGTATCTAACTCATCAGTTGGTAGACTTGGAGCCAAGGATCTTCTTAACAGATCACAGCTACTACTTAAAGAATGTGCTGTTGTGTGTGGGCGTGGTTCATCATCATCCGGTGAGGTTCATATTCAAGGGATTATTAATCCTAAGAACTTCCAAGATGCTACATGGAAATCACTTTCAGGTTCTGCAGAGGGTGGACAGCCTAGCTTTGCTCAAGTTGCAAATAAAGGTGATATTACATGGTCTAGTGGATCGTATGCGCAACCAGGAGAACGTATCTTCTCATTCGTTGCTGGTACAAGTAGACAAGACTCTGTTGTTACTACTGCTGATATTGATCAGCTTAAAGAATTATCAGGTGCTCCTCTCGGAGGAGATTATAAATTCCCAGATGGCCCAGACATCTTGGCAGTGAATGCATTCTGTTTATCTGGTGATGTTAAAGCGTCTATTCAGCTTCGTTGGTCTGAAGCACAGGCTTAATAGGAAATAAAAAGTAATGGTACAAAAGCTAAGTGATCATCTAAATATCAGCCTAGGGTTAGCAGCACAAACTGACTCAGCAGATGTTCTTCAGATTATTAGAGAAACAAATATTGCTATGGACTCTGGTACCATGGGCGATTTTGTTGGGACTATTGCTCCTAAAGGATCTGATGCTGGCATTGTGGTTCTTAACTCTGGTACTAATGATGCAGATGTTCAACTTAGATTAGACTCAGACTATGCGGCTACATTAACGGGAACACAAACCCTTACCAACAAAACTATTAACCTTTCAAACAATAGTTTGACTGGTACTATTGGTCAGTGGAATGCAGCTCTTAGTGGCGGTAACTCTTTTGCATCATTAACTGGTACAGAAACACTTACTAATAAAACCTTAACTTCTCCTGTTATTAACACAGTTGATATTAACTCTGGTGCAATTAATGATATTAGTACATTCTCACTTAGAGATGTTACTGAGGCAAGTTATGAATTATTATTTGCAGCCAACAGTTCAGTTAACGCAAGTGCTGATAGAACATTAACCTTTGATGTAAAAAATGCTAATAGAACTTTAAGTCTGTTAGGTAACTTAACCCTTGGTGGTTCTCTTACTACATCTGGTGCACACGCAACTACCTTTACTACAAGCGGAACAACTGGGCTTACACTACCAACATCTGGTACTCTTGTATCAAAAGATGGTTCTAATAATGTAAGTGGTATTAATAATATTACAGTTACTGGTACTGTTGATGGTAGAGATGTTTCAACAGATGGTGGTAAGCTTGATAACATTGAAGCTAGTGCTGACGTTACTGATGCAACTAATGTTGGATCTGCCTTATCAGCATTCTCAACAGGTGCTGATGCCGTAAGTACTGACCTTATACCAGTATATGACGCTTCAGCAGGTACATGGGAAAAGCATACGATTGCCAATGCAGCCTTAGCTGGTGATAAAGGTCAAAAAGGTGCAGGCGGAGATGCAGGTGCAGCTGGTGCTGCAGGTGCAAAAGGTCAAAAAGGTGCAGCTGGTACAATTGGTGTTGACGGTGCTAAAGGTCAAAAAGGTGAAGTTGGATCTGCTGGTGCTAAAGGCCAAAAAGGTGAAACTGGTGCTAAAGGCCAAAAAGGTCAAAAAGGTGAAGTTGGTGCTGGAGGCTCTACCGGAGCTAAAGGCCAAAAAGGTGAAAGCGGAGTAGGTGCTGACGGTGCTAAAGGCCAAAAGGGTCAAAAAGGTGAGATTGGTGCCACTGGTTCAAAAGGACAAAAAGGCGACACTGGTATTAAAGGTATTAAAGGTGAAGGTAACGAGGCTATTACAAGTGTAACTGCTCCATCAGGTGCAGTAGATGGAGACTTGTGGTGGGATGAGGAAACTGGATCTTTATATATTTACTATAATGATGGCTCTTCAAGTCAGTGGGTTCAGTTTAATAACTCGGTTGTTCCAGACGGATCTATAACAACAGCTAAGATTGCAGGCGATGCAATTAACGGATCAAAGATTGCCAATGATGTAATTAACTCAGAACACTATGCAGCAGGATCTATAGATGCAGAACATTTAGCATCTAATTCCGTAACCCAAGTTAAACTAGCAGATGATGCCGTAGGCTCAAATGAATTGAAATCTGTCGTATCCTTTGTAGTGTATAACTCATCAGGTACAGCACTCAAAACTATATACGGCGCAGGAGGCGCATAAACATGGCGGCAATTAATTTCCCATCATCGCCATCAAACGGCGCAACACATACTGCTAACAACATAACGTGGCAATATGATAGTGGTAAAGGTGTATGGAGAGCTACCAATTTTGGAGATGCTCCTCAGGGTAACAAAGGCCAAAAAGGCGAGAAAGGCCAGAAGGGCCAAAAAGGCGAAGTTGGACAAAAAGGTCAAAAAGGTCAGACTGGTAACACTGGTAGCACTGGTAGCACTGGTGCTAAAGGCCAAAAAGGTGAAGTCGGTAACACTGGTTCAACTGGTTCTAAAGGCCAAAAAGGTGAGATTGGTGCCACTGGTGCTAAAGGCCAAAAAGGACAAAAAGGTGATACTGGGTCAACTGGTCAAAAAGGTCAAAAAGGTGCTACTGGTAACACTGGTAGCACTGGTAGCACTGGGTCAACTGGTTCAACTGGTTCTAAAGGCCAAAAAGGTGAGATTGGTGTCTTTGGTGGTGGTACTATTGATATCACTAACGGTGGTGTTTTCTCTAATGCTTCATCTAACTGGACTGGTGACCCAGGCACAAAAGGTAAAATTCAATATCACTCAAATAGATGGTACATTGTTGCAGACCAATCTTCAAACAGAATTGTTCAGTTTAGAAGAAATGGCTCCGATGTATCATATGTTGATAACTCAGGTATCTATCAAGGTACTGCAGCATCTGCTAACTGGTCTGACCTTGCGGAGAAATACTTAGCTGATACAGAATATGAACCAGGTGATCTATTAGGCATTGGTGGTGACAAAGAGGTTACCAAATGGGAGACTGGTATGCCGATTGCAGGAGTTATATCTACACTACCTGGGCTTAGAATGAATGTATCAGAAGAAAATATGGAAGATCCTCTGTGGCCATTCATTGCTCTTAAAGGACGTATCCCTTGTAAGATAAATGGTACTGCTGAAAAAGGTGACTATATAGTAGCAGATGGTGCTGGTAAGTGTAAAGCAATCCCTGCTTCAAGAGCTTCCGAAATACATTTCTTACATTATGTTGGTGTGGCACTAGAGGATGGCGAGGGAACAGTTGAGGTTAAAGTATAATGCCAACATATGCACAAAATAATAGTAGTTTGCAATCACAGGCAGGTGGCCAGTTAAGAACCTTTGATAAGACAGTCAACTTTAATGTAACAGCTTATATACTTCAAAGCCCAGGAGGTTCGAATCTGTATCCAGGTGGTACATCATACCCTTCAGGATTTACCGGTGTGACAGCAACTCAAGCTATAGGTGAACGATTTGAATATACAGGCGCTGCTAATTCATTATATAACAATTACTTAAACGGTAATATCTATACAGGTTCGCGTATGTATTCACAGCACGTTATTAATTCAATAACCGATACTATGCAAAGAACAGTTGATCAGATAGAAGGTAGAATAACAAATAGAAGTATTAATGGTGTGCTTTGCCATAACTCTTGTCATTCAAGTTGCCATACTTCAAGAGGACGTAGGTAATGGGTAATTTATCCAGAGATAGTTTAGATAGTTACATGCAAACTTATGCAGGTGCAAGGCTCCGTACATTTGATAAAACTATTAGTATAACTACAACCGTGTATATGGGTTTGGATACTGGCGTAGGGTTAGGTCAAACTACATCTAATTCTACTAACCATAGGTTTGAATATACTGGAGCTGCTAATAGCTTATTCGATAACTACATTGATGGTGGCGTGAGCGCAGGATCAAGAATTTATTCACAGGATATTGTAGACACATTAGAGGATGGAGTGAGAAGAACAGTCGATCTAATTGAAGGACGAATGACAGATAGGTCTATATCTGCTGTATTATGCCATACAAGTTGCCACACAAGCTGCCATTCATCGAGAGGAAGACGCTAATGACTATGCAAAAATCATATTGTAAACAGATGAGATATTCTGGACCGGAAAGTCTGGCACCATCTGATGCAACTAAGTTTGATGTATTAATCCAAATGGAAGTATTGTCTGGATGTGAGCAAGGGTGTCTTGGGTGTTTTGTTGATAAAGCTATTGATCCAGAAGTAAATCAACAAATTATTGATCGAGCTAAAGAATTGGCTGATGGAGTAAAACGAGTAGGAGGTAACCTAAGAGAATTTGTTATTGGACCTACTGATTTATTCTCAGCAAAAAATACAAAAGACATCTTAACTAATCCTACTGTACAAGCTATAATGAGAGAACATACAGGAGCACGTATTGCTTCTCCTGCTAAGTTTGATAAAGCCTCTATGGAGAAAGTAAGAGAAATATTTGCTATACTAGACGACCTTGATGCATATAGACGTGATATGGTTATCGAGTTTATTATGCCTGTCGGTCGTATTAATGAGATGTTAGACGACGATGAGTATTATAACTCTGTTATGGAGAAGATAGAGTTCTTTAAAAACGAGACTCCTAAGATGATGGATTGGTCTTGGACTCTACAAGCTTCTAATGTAGTAGGAAAGCAAATAGATAAAGAAAAATATAATAGGATGATTCGACGTTCTTATAATGATTATGGAACAATCGTAGAGATGAATCCAGCATTTGCAAGAGCGCCTAATCAGATCATTCAACGTAATAACTTATTTGCTTGGAATAGATTTTTAGAATCAGTTATCGATGATGAAAATAGTAAAGAGGCTGTTATGTCAATGGCAAATCTTTACTGTAATTCAATTAACTTTGTTGGTATAACTATTGTGCCAGGAGAACACGGACCTACTACTCATCTAAATGTTATGTTGCACGAACAAGCATTCTTCTTATCTAATAAGAACCTAGATGTAACCGGATTATCTTTTGAAGAAATCTTACAGCGTAAGAATGAATTGATTACAAAAGGTATAAATAGATCCAGTAAGGTAAAAGATTGCTCTGATTGTAAATTTGCTATCGCATGTGCTAATAGATTGGTATTTGAAGCACAAGAAAGTTTAAACATAGACGGGTGTGTACTACCTAAAGAAATCTTGAAGCATTATAATCCATTTGATTTCACCTGGAATGATGATGCAACTCAATATAAAATGAAAGACGGAGCGTAACTATGATAGGTCAAAATCTTTATTACTTAAATAACACTAAGTATATCTCAACAATAGATAACCTAGGTACTGTATGTGGTGAGTTAAATTCATATTATCATACAGGAACTCCTAGAGACATTATCATTGTTAGATCATCTATGGGCGGCTTTCTGGTTGAAGGTCAATATAATATTATTGCTGAAGGTACAAGAGCAGGTGCTTCTGAGTATCTTTCTTTCATGGACTTTGATGATGTAGATGATATAGACTTTATACAGAACAGTGATAAACGTATTATCTTATTCGCAACATCAGGTGATATGATCAAAGTATTTTCAAGATATACTCATGGTTTGTTAACAGCTTCTGGTTTCTATGATTCAAGCACTAACATCACAAGCATGGTTGGATCATTTCTTGAGAAAATATTCTCTATGGATACTATGCTAACTATATTAATGAATAGTAATGATCTGAATGATGTATCCAATTATGTCGATACACTATTCTCTACAGACTCAGGTGGCGGAGCAGTAACTCCTTATACAGTAGTTTATCAAAATGGTAAGAACTTTAGTTATGATCTTTTATTCTGGTTAAATGATTATCATAGAAATGCTTCTGTACAATCACTTATTAAAGAAAAGTTTACGGTACACCAATCTACTATGGCTCAAGATGTAATGGAACACTTTACATCAAGACGCCACTATTTGGCATATATTCTTTCTGTTATTGATTGGATGAATGCCAACACAGCACGTAATGCTCAATATGCTACAGATAAGACAGCCTTTATTCAAGACTGTTATATCACTAAAGCAAACACTGGTAACTACACCGCAGCCTTTTATCTGTTAGAAGAATTGTGGAATAAAGTTAAAGCAGACACTGCATTTATTGCCGCACACCAAGATAAGGCAGATAGTGATGCAGATGGTTGGGAATATATGGATCTCTATACAGAGTTTAAAAACGTATTTCCTATTGTTCGTAAAGTATTGCAAAATGACTTTGATATGGACAACTTAACAGCTGATCTTAAATTAATTAATACAGATGTTCAGTTTTTCTCTAAAAGACAGAATCGTATTCCTTATCTTATTCACAAATATCCACTGTAAGAGGAAAATTTATTATGACAACACCTGATATAAGCACTTGTTATGAGTTACCACTCTCTCCTCAACATCTTGTACAGATATACAAAGATAAAGCAACACTAGAGGATTATGTCCTTTGGGTTGATTATGCTAAAAGTAAAGAAAAACTATCTGCACAGCATATCATAATCTATCTGGCTAATACAAACTTTAAGACAACATTTTCTGCTGTAGATGAAGACTTAATTCTGTCTTATATCAAATCAGATTTTATGGTTGACTGTCCTTTACTATCTAGGATTGTTGTTCTTATTATTAAGTTTTATTATAAACATGATATTACTAAACAAGAAAGCCAGTTGTTGTTTATGTTTCCTCCTAAACTCATATTTAAGTTTATAGAAGACCATAAAGAATTAGTGGAAGATTTAATTAAGTCTGTTGCTGCAGCAGTTCCTTTTGCTCTGTATAAACTGTATGAAGGTTTTGATGATGATATGAAAGCAAAGGAAGTTAACCTGGCTGAGCTTGTTAATGATATAACCATACACGATAAACCTGCTATTTGTGGCCCTAACATAGCTAGGCTGCTCACTACAGGTTATGATGCTTTACTGTTAATACTTAATAGAGAAGGATTATTCAGAGAGTTTAATAAACAAACCTATAATGATTCTCCAAAATACTTTGGTAAAGACCTCTACCATATTCTGTGTGAAACTAATCTTACAAAGCAGATAATTGAGTTTTTTCCAGAAGACTTTCTATTGACCCATGATAACGAAACTTAATAGTACATATGCTGGTTATTATAAGTATGATGAAGAAAAATCTCCAACCAACATAGATTTTTTAAGAACAGAAATTAATCTGGACATTCTACATGGTTGTAGTCAAATGTGCCCAGGTTGTTTTATTCCTAGAAAGAATTTAACCAAAGCAGATAACTTAGAAACACTTTATAATCTATTAATTGAAGGGGCTTATCACCCTGACGAAATTACTATTGGTCCAACAGACATCTTTGATGCAGAGAACTTTAGTGAGATTATGAATCACCCATATATGGAAAAACTATATGGTATATCTGGTGTAGGATTTACATCAACTCTATTACAACCATATTCTGAAGTTAAAGAAAAACTTGCAAAGATATGGTCGTTATATAAAAATATACATCGTGTACCTGATATTGATTTTAAGATAGTTTTAGATATAGATAAGTACCTTGACAATGATTTGGACGAGTGGTACAAGAACCTCGAGCTGTTCAAGTATGGTTCTGTACAGTTTAGAGTAAACTATCATAAAGATGTGTTTAAAAGAATTGGCTATAATGATTTATGTCAAAAAGTATTTGATGACTTTAATGCACCAATTATTATTACACCATCATTCTTAACAGATAGAAATGCTCGTGGTAAAGTAGATCAGCATCTTGCTAACTTTAGACGTGATATGATAGAGCAAAAGATTGACGATAAGTGGCTAAATTTATATACATTCTTTGATGCTAAATTTAATGGCTATGGTTGCCAGAATTATAGTTTCTATAATAATAAACTTTATATCAATCCGTTTTTGTATGATGTAATTATACAAAGGACACCACAGTTTGAGACAACTATGGATAATAATACACTATATGATAATATAGATTATGCCCAACAAGTAGATGACTGCAATGGTTGCCAATATATGATGAGTTGTGCTGAGCGTAATATACACCTTTATATGGAGTCACGAGGTTTAGAAAACTGTGTTGCCCTTAAAGAGTATATGTATGCCTCTCATTAAGAACAATTTATATTACGAACTTACCACAGAGACACAGACAAAGCCAGTATCTGCAGTAAAGATACAGCTTGATGTATTAGATGGTTGCCATCATAAGTGCCCTGGTTGTTTTGTACATCGCAGAGGTAATGCTAGTGATGAGCATCAGTTAGATAAAGCAAAAGACTTTATAAGAAGCATTACAGATCAAGGGATCTTGGTTGATGAGATGCTTATTGGTCCGACTGACTTTCTTGCATCAGAAAACTTCTATGAAGTGATGCCACATCTTGAAGATATTATCAACGAAAATAGCCCTATTCTTGCATTCGTATCTACTCTTATCGATGGTGACTTAGAAAGGTTTGTTAAATATATTAGCAATAATATTAATATAGATACTGAAATAGAAATAGGTATTGCTACTAACCCTTATAATTTCTTTTCTATACCATACCTTGAGAGAACTAAAAAGGCATTAGCATACCTTGATGAGAATTTAGAACACGAAATAACATACACATTTGTAATTAATATACGTGACTATAACTTAGACTATGCAGAACTTCATGCATATGCAATAGATAAGTTTGATACAATCTTAGACTTTGTACCATCGGTATCTAGGTCCCATAAAGCACATATCATACTTGCAACATTGGATAAGTTTAATGAATATTTTAATGTATTAAGTAGAGATAGCACTCTTAATAATATAATGATAGACCATTCACACGCTGGTATGAATTATACAGTTCTTAACTATAAGAAAGGCGAATGGTACCTAAGCCCCTTTATGTATGAAAATATGGCAATCTATGACGATATGTTTAAAGTAGAAAGCCTTGCAGATGCTACCAGAATAACAGAAGAACAAATAGAAAGAGCAAAGGGTACCGAATGTGAAGAGTGTCCTATGTTCTTCTCTTGCTATAATAGAAAGATTATATCACTTAGGGATTATCTTGGTGTAGATAGATGTATTGCTCCTAAAGAGAATATGTTAAATAATATACATAACTATAATGGACCAGCTCAGACTATGTATGAGTGGGATGGATATTCTGTAGAGAATGACAAGAATGGTTATAGAAAGAAATTTTTAGTAACCAAAGATGATGACCCAGAATTAGAAAGATTAAGGAATATTTCATATGTTAGTAAAACCTAAGCGAGTGATGATCGACCCACCTAACGGATGGCGATACGGCTTTCCTAAGATGCTACCTTTAATTCCAAAAGAAGGTAAGAATTTTAAATTAAAAGATTGGTTAATTCAAGAGGGTTATCCACCACACGAAATAATGGACAATCCCAACTTTGCTTGTAGGATGTGGGAAACCGAATAATGTTAACTGATGAATGGAAAAATATTGTAACCAAAGGCCACAGGCTTGAGGAGTTTACTTCTGTATCTTCCATGACTCAATATAAAATACAAGTGAATCTTGAAATACTTGAGGGCTGTTCTTATATGTGCCCTGGTTGTTTTGTTAAACGTAAAGGTAATTGGAATCCAAACTCAATCGCAACGTTTCATTCCTTGGCGTATGAACTAAAAGATAGAGATGATATTGTACTAGACGATATAGTAATTGGTCCAACTGATTTCTATGGCGCACAGAACTTAGAAGAAATTATTAATAATCAAAGACTTGCTGATGCTATATCAATGATACCTAAGGATAATAGAAACATTCAGCATAACTGTTCTATACTTGGATCATTATCTGAAAAGGATATTGAGGGTAAGATAAAAGCTATTGAAAATTCGCCACTGGGTAAAGCCGTTGAAGCATGGGATGTGCAAATTGCTTTAGATTTAAATAGACTAATGAATGATCAAAAATACCTAGACGCACTTGATAAAAGGGTCAATACTTTTAAGAATAGTTCCTTAAACTTTGAGATTAGTATGGCCACTAATATTGTACAAGGCGTAGAGGATATAATATATGAAGCTATAGAATTTGTTAGAACTAGGTATGAAACTGTTATTGAAGTAT